AAACAATCAAAAGAATTTTACACATTAGCTATAGATTTATATAAAATATTGTCTTTAAGACGAGATAACAGAGGGGAAGAAGGAAAAGATTATCTCAATAAAAAATATGCTATTTATTCCAAATTATGTGAAGCATCTAATTTATTACAAAGAAAGTTAAAAATAGATTTATTAACAAGTATACCTGAAGAATATGAAGACAAAAGTAGAACACCTACTCCTATTCAAGAATATCATCATGAACAACAATTAATGGCTATGAAAGAATTTGAAGAAAAAGTCTTGTGGCATCAAAAAATGTGCCGATATATATGTTGTTGTTTATACGATGAAGACCTTTTGAATGAACAGTGCAATGGAAATACTTTGGATAACTACAAATTTCCTGGAGTTAGTAAACGTGGTAGTAAATATTTCAAACCTCATGAAAAAGACATTGAAAATCATTTTTTGGAATATGAAGAATCAGGTGAATATATTCAATTAGGGAAAAATATTACAGTAGAAGATTTTAATCAAGAAGAAGTCCAACCAGAAGTACAACCAGAAGTCCAACCAGAAGTACAACCAGAAGTCCAAGAAGAAACCAAAGAAGAAGTCCAAGAAGAAGTCCAAGAAGAAACCAAAGAAGAAGTCCAACCAGAAGTCCAAGAAGAAGTCCAACCAGAAGTCCAAGAAGAAACTAAAGAAGCTAACATAACCAACATAGTATAGATAACATGGTTGATGATATTATTACATAAGTTGCTTTGTCTGTATATACCGAATTATAAAATACCATTTCGTTGAAAAAATACAAGGCTTCAGACAAATAAGAAAAAGATATTGTACTATTTGAACCAAACAAACGTACGAAACCATACAACATAATATAAAAACTAAGAGACCTTTCAAAATAATAAATTTCATGTTGTTTAAACATATTCATATGGAAATAACTGAATGGAGATTCGGGTAAGACTTTCAAAATAGATAAAGCACATAGTATATCATAAATTCCATTGATTTGAATTATCAATTTCAACATATTTTAATATAAAATTAGTTTTTATATCAAATTTTTTATTCTTTTATAGGTAAATGAAATGTACTATATGTAAAAATGACCCAAACAGTCATTCCTTTCATAAAATAAACGAAAATGAAAACATGGTTATTTATTACACATGTCCAAGTAAAGCAACAAAATATTATGATACAAAAGGTATAATAGAACATTATAATATTGAATTAAGCCAAGTAACAAAAAAATGGATGTGGATATTTGACTGTAATGGCTTTGAATTAAAACATTTATTGGAATATGAAGTAGGAATAGGTTTAGCAAAATTGATTAGTGAAAAATATAGTACAAATCTCGAAAAGATTTGTATTATTAATCCAAACTGGTATATTTATTCAATGGTATCTATTGTGTGGCCTTTTTTAACTAAACAAATAAAATCAATTATTGTTTATGATAACTCAAAATATACTTGTGATTTAGAATCCTCCTGGGAATCTGACCAAGTTAGCACCAATACCGAAACCAGCACCACCTCTTGCAGATGAGGCCATAGAAGGCACAAATACATCCAACACACTAAATGTAGCAGCGGCAGTTAGAGCAATCACAATAACTTCTTCCACCTTGAGAGATTGTTTTGGGATAGCATAAGCAGCAATGGCCACCATCAAACCTTCAATTAAATATTTCAAAGCACGCTTAATAAGTTCGCTAAAGTCAAACATTCCGTCCATTCTTTTATATTATAGTCATACAAAAGAATTCCTTAAAACATTTAAATATGTCCAAGAAAAATACTTAAAAAGTACAATGATTATTATATTATAATTTGCTAAATGAGTAATTCGCAAGAATCAACATTTGATAGAAAGAACTTACCAGATGGAAAAGAAAATCCCAAGTATATAGATGTTTTGGATGAAGACTCAGCTATTGCAGGACAAAAGTTTACTTGTATGTCTTTTTTATCACCTGAAAAAATATTGACTAAACGTGAACTTTTTTTATTTGACCGTTTTATTGAACAATGGGATTTTGCGAAGTCAATGGCTAAATTTGGTGACTTTATTAATTTTATTTCGTATAAATATAATTTGAATGTTGAGAATGTATTCCAAGATTATAATGAGTTTTGTAAAGAGGAGCAGAAAATGTTACAGGAGGGGGGTGTATCCAATGATTACCAGAATTTTTTAGACAATAACGAGGAAAAGTTGAATGAACAATTTCAACGCGAGCATGCATTTCAGACTTCTGTGCGTGGTGTAAAAGTGAGGGGTAGTTTTCCTACACAAGAAGAAGCCGAACAGCAATGTAAAAGACTTCGTGAAAAGGACCCAAACCATGATATTTTTGTAGCCCCTATTGGAATTTGGTTACCATGGGATCCGAATGCTTATAAGACGGGTAGAGTAGAGTTTATGGAAGAAGAATTGAACAAATTGCATCAAGAAAAGATAAAGAATGAGAAGAAGGCCAAAGATGAGTTCGATAAGCGTGTGAAGGAAACGAAGCAAAAGGCTATTGAGGAGAATATTGCTAAAGCTGAACAATCCGGAAATGTATTGACCCAAACAATTAATGAAGATGGTGATTTGATTGGTGTGCGAGAAACAGTCAACTTTGAAGACCGAGAAGTGGCTAATGATGAGGATAGGCAAAAGCATGAAGAATATTTAATGAAGAGAGAAGCCTCGGCGGCTAATATATCGGATGAACTTTTAGAAGAACCGCCTAAAGTAGAGGAGATTGATGAGTAGTTGAAAAACTAAATAATTGTTTATTTAGTTTTACCATTTTGATGTAGTTTTCTTTACATTTATTTGTTGACCACTTGAGCGTTTTTTAGATTTTGATGGGTCATAGGCTTCATCTTCATCATCAGAGCCCATATTTCTGGAAATATCCCAATATTCTTTTGAACCCAATTTAAAATCAGGTCGATTGTCTGCTCTATACCAAAAAATTTGGTCATATAGTTTATTCGATTTGGAATTATTGTTAATCACCAAACATTCATAATTTTCGGTTGTTTGGTCCATAACAGATGAAAAGGCTTCTAATGTGGGAAACATCGATGCATAATTTTCCCATATACGCTTACGATTTGTTAAATATGGTTCGCGTAAAATAAAAACATAATCAATATTTGTTCTTAAATTAGGAGGTATTCCTAAAGGATATTGCATCGTAATAATAAGCATGACTTTCCAATGACGTCCATTCATAAATAATAATCTCATCATTTTATCTCGTGTCCAAGTTTGGTCATATAAACAATCATCTAATATAACAAATGTTCTAGGGTCAATAGTTGTTTTTCGATATGTTTCGATTTCTTTGTTGATTTGTTTTAACACTGCTTTTTGACGTCGCAATACATTTTCAATTAAAATTGTATTATATTCTTCATGAATGAAAAGTTTAGGTACATGTTTCGCATAAAACCCATTTCCTGCTTCTGTTCCGGAAATCACTGTACCAATAGGAATATCTTGATGATGAAATAATAAATCTCGCACTAAAAACGATTTACCTGTATCTCTTCTTCCTATCATTACAATGACTGGTCCTTTATTTTCATTCGCATTAAATGTAATCCATCTCATATCAAATTTTTTTAATTCCAAAGTCATATTTATTGCTTATACAGAGAAATAACATTTAATTTCAATCATATAAACACGTTTATATTTTACTAAAATTCTATATATAAAACTTATATTCATATGACTAGTAAATTTAGAATCAACTATTCTAAACAGAAAAATATTGATTTAGATCTTTTAGGAAATCAATATGAAGAAGAACATGGTACAGATTATAAACCTTATAAAATAGGCAAATTACAATTATATAATCCTGTGTATAAAAATTTTTTCACTATGAATGATGCTAATTATAACAATATCACATTTCAACATCAACATTTCATACATGATTTAAAATCCGTTTTGGATAGTGAGAAAAAAGTAGAAAAATCAGTTTTTATTAAATTTTCACCACTCTTGGACCCTTATAGATATATGATAGGTAAATATGAAAATGCTGAAGATAAAATTAGAACGCTACCTCAACTCAATAGCACCGAAGAAACAATCCATTCCAAGATTTTTTCACAAAATAAT